CCCCAAAGCCGAAAACCCCGCTGGCGGGGCGCTGTCGCGTTGTGACAGTGTTCTACATGAAAACCAGAAGAAAATGTGACGTATCGAACTGCTTGGAAGCTGCCCATGACCTGCTTGTGAAAGGCAGAATCCTTGCGGATGATAATTACACGATCATCGAATCGGTTGACGGAAGCCGGGTGAAGTACGACAAAGACAATCCGCGAACTGAAATAACGATTGAGGAATTGGAGGAATAATAAATGCCGGAAACGAAAAAGAAGGTTGTTCCACTATCTGAAAGAGAAACGATTATTACATACAACGATGCAGAGAAAACCGCCAACGTGTACACGATGAACCGGAAACTATCACGTAAACTTTTGGCTATGGCGCAGGAATACCCAAGTTTGGTGAAATTCGTGCGCAAATACCCGGATAGCGCAGTCGAATACGAGCTGCCCAAGAAAAGTATCACCGTGAGCAAACCGCGTGTAAAACGCGTTATAAACGTGCCTGAAACACCCAACTATTGGAAAGAGGAATTAGAAAAGCAATCATTTGTAAACTGTATGGAAGCATGGAAAGGTGGAAACATGGAAAGTGAGTGAAATGACATACAAAGTTCTTGTTGCCTGTGAAGAATCCCAGACCGTCTGCAAGGCATTCCGTGCCAGAGGATTTGAAGCATACAGCTGCGATATTCAGGAACCGTCTGGCGGACACCCGGAATGGCACATCTTGGGCGATGCCCTGAAAGCTATTGAGGGGGGGCGAGTCGTAACAATGGACGGCAAAACGCACGATATTGGAAAATGGGATTTGCTTATTGCACACCCGCCTTGCACATATCTTAGCAATGTTGCAACGCGTAGTTTTTCTTTGCGGTGCACAGCGCCAGAAAAGGTGGTTGCACGGTGGGTTGAGAGGGCAAAAGGCGCGGTATTTTTTATGCGATTTTTCGCAGCAAACGCAGAGCGAATAGCGATCGAAAATCCCATAGGATTTATGAACACGGCGTATCGAAAACCAGACCAAACGATTCACCCATATATGTTCGCAAAATCTACAGAAGATACAGAAAATTACGTTACAAAAGCAACATCGCTTTGGCTGGTTAATCTTCCGGTGCTACATGGAACAGGGCTTCCAAAGCCTGACAACGCAGTATTGTTTGGAAGGCTGCCGAGCGGAAAGGCGCGGACGTGGGAAGATACTATCAGCCGTTCTGGAAAAGTCAGAAGCAAAACTTTTCCTGGCATCGCTGAAGCAATGGCTGAACAATGGGGAAATTACATCAGGAACGGAGATAAAAAATGACAGGAACACTATCCGCCCCATGTGAGAACTGCCCGGAACGCCACACGCTATGTCACAGCACTTGTGGAAAGTATCTGGCATACCGCGCCAAGATGGATGACATCAGCAAGCAGCGCACGCAGGCGCAAGCGCTGAACGAAGCGGATGTGCTCAGGGGAGACAAAATCCGGCGGGATGTGAGGAATCACGGCCTGCCGGGCCACAGGAGGAGATAACATGAAAGCCAAAATACAGCTCCCGGCCTGTTACAAAAAAGAAGCGGAAGCCTATATTGCAAAGCTTGAAGCCGAATCAATCTCAAGGGTGCATGAGGAAGTGATGAAAGAACGGCAGGATATTGCCTTGAGATCACTGTATTTGTGCCTGCTGGCATGCTATCAGGTGGGACTGAAGCCGTCCACGCTGGTTAAAATCCAGAATGCCATGAGCGGCCCTGTCACGGAAAAGTATTCCAGTTACCGCAATGACCAGCTGGCAGACACATGGGCGCAGGTTACGCTGCAAAACATCGGGGTTGATGTGGCTGAAACGGGGGAGGAATTATGAGCTTTGAAGCGCCTGAAAATATAGATAAATGTTGCAACACTTGCCGCTGGAATGAACCGTTCAATAGTGTGTGCTGCAACGCCGACAGCCCGCATTGCGCCGACTTTTGGGATGATGGATGCGATGAATGGGAAGGAGGGCCGGATGACTTTGTTCAAGAAGTTGGCTGGTAAAGCATCCGCGCTGCTGAATGCAAGCGGTATTTGCTCTAATAACTGCATTGACGGCCATTGCAGCGGGTGCGGCGAATGCTGCGCTGATCTTCTTCCGCTCACGAAAGGCGAAATTAAACGGCTGCGAGATTATGCCAGAAAACACCACTTGCAGGAAAATAAGCGCTCCTTTTGGGAAACAAAGGGCGGGCCGGATTTAAGCTGCCCATTCCGCAATGAGCACACAAAACAGTGCGATGTTTACTCTGTGCGGCCTTTGATTTGCAAAGAGTATATCTGTTCCAGGCTTTTGCAGAAGCCGATTGCTCAAACCGGTCTTACGAAAGAGAAGCGGGACATTCACTCATTGCGATGGGAGGTTTTCAAGAACCCGGAATGTGAAAATCTGCTGAAAGAAGCGCAAAAGGCCGCAATGAAAAGAAGGTGAAAAACATGTGTGAAACCAAGCCTAAAATTTACTATGAGCTTATGGATGAGGAGTAATCGCAATGGGACTTGATATTACAGTCTGCCGCTGCCATACGGAAAAATGCCCGCACTGCGGCAAGCCAATCGGAGATACAATCCGCGACCAGGTAGATTCTTGTGGCCGTGTCTGGGAAGAGTATCTCGAAAAAATCGGCTATTATGTGCCCTATGAAATACGACAGAAAGAGCCAGAACGCGATTTTTACGGAAAAGACATGACACTAACCGCTGAACATGCGAAACAGCTTGCTGCGTTTGCCAAAGCACACGAACTATACAACTGGGAAAGCATTGTGGCGCTTGTAGATCGCGCCATAGAAAACGGAGATTTTGTAGTTATAAACGCAGATTGGTAAGGAGTGAGACTATGGACGCAGTTGAATATGTAAAAACCGTATGCAGATTGTGCAAAAGCGAAGGACATTGTTCTGAATGTCCATTGCGAAACAAAGAAGATGGCAGCTGTATCGTAAATAGAAGCGAACATGCGGAAAAAGCTGTGCAGATTGTCGAGCAATGGGCGAAAGACCACTCCATCAAGACTCGCCAGAGCGAGTTTTTGAAGATGTTTCCGGATGCGGGAACGGGTGAAAGCGGGATTCTTATTTTTTGCCCACGTCAGTTTGACCCCAAAAATGTAAATAGCGTATATTGCCATAGACATGCGTGTTTTGAGTGTCGCAAACATTACTGGACCACGGAGGTAACGAACAATGACTAACATTACAACCCTGCGCCCCGGCGAGCACTTCATTTTCAAAAATTCCGAATGGGTCTGCCTTGACCCACACCACCCTGACGGCGGCGTGCTGGCTATTATGGCTGAACCGTGGGCAAAAGATGTAAAATTCTGCCCGGACGAACAGTATGTCGATGAAAAAGGAAACTGGAATAACTACCGAACCAGTAATGTGCGTGGAATTCTATCTGATATGGAGAACGCTGTTTTTGAGAGGAAAAGTCTGCTGTCACATACTGTTGACCTTGTTGCAGACAACGGCGACCGCGCCTATGGCACTGTACAGGACTTTGTTTTTATCCTCACGTGTGATGAGTACCGAAAGTACCGTGACTACATTCCGCACTACGACAGCTGGATTTGGACAGCTACACCGTGGTATTGCGGAGATAAGGATTCCGACACGGGCGAAGCGAGCGTTGTTCGCGGTGTGTACACGGGTGGTCAGTTGAGCTACGACTTTGCGTGCCACAGCAATGATGTTGCCCCGGCTTGTATTCTCAATCCAGCATCCCTCAATCTGCGCCAGAACATGGCGTATGTAGAGGAGGTATCAGAATGAGCACAACAATAGGCTGCCCGATTCCGGGCGCAAGCCAGCCAAAAGAACCGGTACGGCTGATTGATGCAAACAGCATATTACGTTTAATAGACACAAACGGTAGCGCCTATGACGGTATCGAATATCAGGCATATAAGGCTGGTACCGAATATGTTCGCAGTCTGATAGATGACGCGCCAACCATCGACCCCGAATCCCTGCGGCCTACGGCACATTGGATTCACAAGAATGTCTACTGTATAGCAGGAGTTGATTCCTGTTCCAACTGTGGGTGCGGAATCATTGACGGAGGCAGATTACACAAGTATTGCCAGAACTGTGGAGCAAGGATGGTGAACGAAGATGAATGACCCGGTAAAAATCATTGATAAAGCATGTATGAGTTACATAATCGACCACCAAGAGGAGAAAAAAGGATTGTATCTATCTTTGGAAAATTGTGAAGGTGGCGCTGTCGTGGTAGCTTGCGACAATAGCACGGGCTTTGCATATATCGAAGAATTTGACAGCGTGAAAGATGCTATCAAGTGGTTGCGGAGGGAAGAATGAACCATACGTTTTTTGACTCAGTAAACAGCAAGTGCATTTCTTTTGACAGCATGCCGAAGATTTCCGACTTTGGTGATGAGAATGACCTGATTCGGCGCGGTGATGCGCTGAAAGCAATCAGGAAAGCATATATCAGTGCGCATTTGCCGTTCGATTCCGCTACGCCGGAAGGACAGCGAGTAATGGATGCTCTATATGCGGTATGGAAAGTGAAAAAGAGAGGAAAAGAAGCATGACAGTATTTGACGCAAACTGCATCTACACAATTAAATGCCTTGCTCTGATCTTCGTTGCAGCACCGGGAGCGATGCTTATCGGCGCATTGCTGATCTACCTGTTTGCACTGTGCTGCAAAAAGATTTTAGGGCTTTGGAGGGAGAAAAAATGAACATTTTTCTTTCGATTCTTGGCACCGCGATTGTCACAATTTTGATTGCGGGAGCCTATTCCATCGGCGTATCTGTCGGCAGAGCTGCGGCTGAGGAAGATAACCAAGAGCCGGTAATTTACATGGATCACACGCATGGGGGTGAATAAATGGTTAAGATTTGCACTGAATGTAAAAAGGAATTTGAGGGAAGCGCAAAAACCAGGCTTTGCCCGGAATGCAAGGAAAAGCATCGGAAAGCGGTTGATGCGCTCCAACGTGAAAAGCACCGCAATCAATCTTTGGTCAAATGCGAATGGTGCGGGCGGCTTTTTGCCAGAAAAAAGAACGAAAAGAAGTGTGAAGCATGCCGAAAAGAAGGAAGATATGGCAGCCCACAGATGGTGGCACACAGTAAAAGGGAGCCGCCTAAAGTGAGCATTAACGGCGTTCTCAAGATTGCCGATAAAGACGGCACGACTTACGGGAAAGCGGTTCTGGCACACAATATTTAAGGAGGAACACATGAAAAGTATCGGAAACGCGCTTGCACTGACTGCGACTTTGGCATTCATCGCCTATATGGTACGTTCTACTGGCAGCGGAATTTGGGCATGGATGATTTTACCGTGCTTCTCGTTCGCTGCACTTGGGATTGCTGATTAAGGAGGAAACAATGGAAAATAACTGCTGCAAAAGCTGCAATACTGTGCACAAACAGGTTGCTGTTGTGCTGGATGACGGCGCATACATGCCGGAATACGCACATTTTGGCTGGGATGCAGGTGCAGACCTGAAAAGCCCTGTTGATGTGATGATTCCGGCGAACGGGAGCGCTGTAATTGATACCGGCATACATATTGACATTCCGCAGGGCTATGTGGGGTTCCTGAAAAGCAAATCCGGCCTGAATGTTAAGCATGATCTGACAAGCGAAGGCGTGATCGATGCAGGATATACCGGGAGCATCTGCGTAAAGCTTTATAATCACGGAAAAACGGATTATAAAGTCCATTCTGGGGATAAAATTTCCCAAATCGTGTTTATTAAGGTGGAATCTTACGACTTTTACCCGTGCAGCAAGATGCCGGAGCGGGAACGCGGCAACGCAGGATTTGGTAGCACCGGAAAATAAAAAAACTTGCATATTAGCGCATAATATGCTATAATATCAATAAGAAATAGCGTGCCAAGTGCTTAATTGCCAAGTGCCAGTTGAACTTGAAAGTTCGGCTGGCACTTTTGCTATATGGGGGACACATGAAACTATACTGCGCAGACTGCATGGACATCTTGAAGGGGATACCAGAAGGCAGTATAGACATGATTTTATGCGACCTGCCCTATGGTACAACGCGGAACAAATGGGATGTCATCATCCCGCTGGAGCCGCTATGGGCGCAATACAGGCGCATAATCAAAAGAAATGGCGTTATAGCACTGCACAGCGATATGCCATTTACAGCGGCTCTTGTAAGCGCTGGGAAAGACTTGTACCGGTATGAGCTGATATGGGTAAAGGAAAACGGTAGCGACTTTCTGAACGCAAACCGCAAGCCCCTAAAAGCGCATGAAAGCATCCAGATATTCTATAAGCACCAGCCGACCTATAACAAGCAATATGTGGACGGAAAGCCCTATAAGAGGGGGGGGGCAAAGGCGAAAGGCTTCCCAAAACTGGGGAAAGTTTCGTGACGACATCTTAACAGACTGTAGTGATGGCAAGCGGAACCCCACAACAATTCTGAAATTCCCAAGGGAAAAGGGATTGCACCCCACCCAAAAACCTGTAAAGCTGGAAGAATGGCTGATTAAGACGTACACAAACCCAGGCGAGACGGTATTAGACAACTGCATGGGCAGCGGAACAACCGGAGTAGCCTGTATCAACACAAATAGAGACTTCATCGGGATAGAGAAGAACCCCGACTATTACAAAACGGCCATAAGCCGGATAAAGGAGGCACAGGACAATGGGAAGCAGGGCAACCAAAAGAAACAGCCCGATCATGATTGATAATGACCCTGATAATGTGCCGGAAGGGAATCAAAGGCGCATTGAGTTTCTGCTTGTGATATCCCAGCTTCCCAAAATAAGCACAAACGACCTGCCAGCTCTCAGAAAACGCTTTTATGACTATCTTGATCTATGTGTCAAGTATAACATGAAAGTGGGCAACATGGCGGCGTATGCTGCTATGGGAGTAGATAAAAACACTGTAAACGACTGGGAAAGCGGGAGGCGGCGTAGCTCACAAAAGGAATACCAGGAATTCGCGCGAGAAATAAAGCGTGTATGCGGGATGTACCGGGAAATGCTGATGCAGGACGGTGCAATCAACCCGGTAACAGGGCTGTTCTGGCAGAAAAACTTTGACGGCTTCCAGGATCAGCAAGAGATTATAACCGCAACAAAAGACCCGCTGGGCGAAAACATGACCCGAAAAGAAATAGAAGACAGGTTCAGCGCTGACTTTGTAGAGATAGCCGACTTTAAGGAAGTCAAAGAGCCGGAGCAACTGATAGAACCGGTTCAAACAAAGCCACGCAGGAAAAAGAAACAAGCAAAAGAAACTGAATAAACGAAAACAGAGCATCTAGCAGCATGTAAACAAACCGCCGGGTGCTCTTTTATTATGCCTATAACCACGCAAAGAAACGCGCTATCCGCTTAAATGCCATAGTAAAGCCTAAAATCAGCGCGGAAATGCCTGGTAAAGGCAAGGGCAAACCCAGAAAAGCGGGGAAACCAAAGACAAAGGGAAGAAAATAAGGCGGGATAAACGAAGCAGCAAGCGGTCATCATCAAAAAAGACCCCTAAACACGAATAATTATCCCACCTCCAAAACCATCTATTGAAACATATCTCCATGTGAAATGGTCAAAAACACGGGGTATATACCTGAATCATGAAACAAAAGTGCATAATGCAAACCCGATTTAACTTTGGCGGAGATTTTTTCACGCAAAATCATTCGACTTTCAGGCAGGGGATGCCCCTTCGACTTTGGGAGTGTTTCGACTTTGGTTCGACTTTCAAACCCGTTCGACTTTGGCAGCGGGGTGTAAAACGGCGCACCCTGACCGCAGCACCTTCCGGCCCGGCGGATGCTCCCCAGGACGTCCCCAGCTGGGCAAAATGTGCCTTTTGGGTGCATATTTCGCTAAATAATGATTTAGCGAACATCGAATTGACGTTGCAACGTGTATTAAATTTTGGAAGCAGCCCAAAAGCACAAAAGTGCATAAAAAAGCGCCGCCGGGGATGCCGGAAGCGCTGAAATTCATTCGACTTTCAAACCGATTCGACTTTCGTTCGACTTTGCCCGCCGGGTTCCAGATGGGGCATGCAAAGCCCCGGCGGGTGATCTGGCGGGGCGTTACTTGCTTGCATCGCGCTCCCGCCGCTCTTGGCAGGCCTGCAAGATATAGTTTTGGATGCTTTGCCCTACGCGCTCCGCATCATCGCGGATTTGCGCGCCGTCCTCTTTTGTGGGCCGTATTGTGATACTGTCCCTACTCTTATTATATTTGACGCTGGCGCGGGTGTGTGCTGCTGATACTGGCATATAGATCACCTCCAAAGCCATTATAACACACCAAGCAAAAACCGTATACGTACAAAATTAACACAAAATAACCGTCAACGTTGTATAGAATGTCAATAGACAATAACCGTATACGGTGATAGAATAAAGACATCAAAAGAAAAGAGCCCAAAGGGCAGGAGGAAAAGACAATGGCTAAAATCAAAATGACGCGCAAGGCAATTACTCAAAACTTTATCAATATTCGGTGTGCGGGGTTATGCGATCTGCAGAATCTGCTATCCAACCACGAGCCGGGCGCGTATACCTGCGGAGTTTACGGCTGGAATTTTGACGTTTATGGCGTGTATGGCGTGACGCTTTGCACGGGATACCGGAGGATGCCTGGCAAGCTTGCGGAGGGCATAGAGGAGTACGAGGCGGCCGCCGCAAGAATCCGCCGAGACAATACCCGGCCGTACGAGGAACGCCAAAAAGAGGTTGAAAAGCTCTTGATGGAGTTTTGCAAGCTCAACGGCGGCAACGATTAACAACGAGAGGAGAACAAAAAATGGATAGTTATAAATTCCATCATTCTGCACTTGCACGCGGCTATGTAAGAGTAGGCCACGAGGTCAAAGAGCCATACAATGGTAAGTTCGGGCGCGGGTACAAGCTGTACAAAAACAACCCTTGCAGCTCCCGCTATTGCATTGTTGAGTATTACATCGCCGTATGACACAACCCGCAAGGCCGACGCATAACGCGCCGCCGGTGCAAGCCCGGCCACCCTGCAAGGGGCGGGCGCTCATGGGTAACAAACACGATCACAAGCCCGGCACAAATTTACAACGCGCACCCATCGCCAACAATGGCCGCCAGCCCGCCGGGGCGCTGGCATAAGTCCAACGGGAGCCGGTGCACCTCCCCACAAAACAGATTGCACCCGCCGCCGGTCG